CGTGACGAAAATCGTACCAAGTAGTACTTCACTTCCCTACCACACACAAAACCAAACCTACCTACCTTACTCTCATCATGAACCCCAGGGACACTAGTCTCATTGCTCGTGTGAGCGCTGCCCGAGTTACTGAACTAGGCTTACCCGGTTCGGAGATCTTTACCAAACTGGATTCCGCGTTGGCGGAAAAATTGCAGAAGCGAGCCGTTGTCAATTCTATTGATCACGCTAGAAAGGACAGTATGCTCCTCGTGGACGCAGCCGGGTCGGATATGTTATCTATCATAGATGACCTGTTCCCCAAGTACACTAGGGTGATGTATACATTGTATACGACTTTTGCTTCCGACATTGAAGCATTGAGGGCGGCCGTGTACACCGCCCTTTTCGATGAAATTTTGACTGACGGTGAGATCATCCACGTCGGCGGTTTTCAGGATACCCACGCGGTGCATGGGAGACACGTGCATTGCGAGCAAGTTATCGACGGCCCCATGGAGTACCATCGCGCTATTAGGAGACACAGTGTAAAGGAGCAGTTATTCCGTAACGCTGGCTCCGTCAAGACGTTGATGGGTAACAAAGACAAGTTGCCGTGGGCTATGTTAAGTCAGCTAGCTGATCCTGACCACAATTGTCGCAATCCCCAGACTTGCACTAGGCAAGCTGGGTACATGGTGTTCGACATAAATGTCATTCCTTTGAGTCAGATGCAGGTGTGCGCGTCAATGGAGCAGCATTCGTGTGCGCTGGCCCAAGTTTTGTTGCTTGTTGAGGATAACTCCATGTTGGGAACTGCCGGCTACATTACGGGTTCAAAGATACGCGCGGAGTACAGAGAGCGCGACCGCTGTATTCATTACTCTTCTGACGCCGGAGGTGTGCCTGAGTTTCCTCCGATCAGTAAGGCCGTCTTGATGGAGTGGCTGACGACGATGGCTCGCCACGCGTATGGCAGTACGTTCTACTTTGAGATAGTACAGCATTATGGGCCTTTTGTCAAGATACAGGTGACAAGAGTGCCAGGAGTGTGGCCCGTAAAGGTGACTCACAGATTGTGGGACATGAATGCCGCGCGCGGCAGTAGTAAAGTCAGGGTAGTGAACGTACCTAGATTGCGAAGCTTGTCGGCTGATCCTGAGGACAGCACCAATTATACTGTTTCAAGCGTTGTCGTTCCGGAGAAGCTGTACCATTCAGTTCACGATTATGCCCTTACTTTGAGTCAGAATGATTTTCGCCGAGCTAATATACGTCGTAAGCTTAATGAGATGAACAATCGCGTTATAGTTAAAGGCACCGCGGTCGAGATTGTAGAGCCACTGCATCCTGACGTGGCTGAAGTCGTTGCTACTGAGTTGTATATAAAAGCTTACGTAGAGAGATTTGATACTTCGCAAACCTTCAAAATGTTGACGACGCGTATGGCTAGCGAAGTTGGTGGAGCTCGTTCGCGCAGTAACTTGGTTGCAAAAGCCATTGGTCGCGCCTCCTACGAAGTGCAAGAGTGGTGGGCCGACAGCGTGACTGATCATTTACGCAGGTTCCTGGATTCTGTTATAGCCGATAGGTCGTTGCTGTTGACCGTATCGTCTGAGGTGCTCAGCGGATATTCGGATCATGCCACCTGTTTAAAACCGGGTTTCAAGGATTCGTGGTTATATAAGGCTTTTGCTGGTTGCGGTGGGTATTTCCAGGTACTCATACGTGATCGTGGGCCTAAGTTGTCGCGAGTCGATACCGACACCACACAAGCTAGCGATTTGCCCGAGGGCGATGATCCGACGGGTCCTAGCTCTCCTTGCGGCAATGCGCCAGCTGCAGAAGCTAGTGATCCTCCAGTAACGAGTTATCATAGTAGAGACTATCCACACGCCACGCAAGTTCCGGATGACGAGTTGGATAATGAAGATGCCGAATTAGCTGTGGTAAGACATGCCGAAAACGTGAATGTCGTATTAAATCAGTGTCATATTCGCGCAGATACCGGCCCCGACGGCCAGCGCGCGTTGCTTTACGCCAAGAAAGTCGAAGTCGTCGTCGGCCTCGATGATTTCGAACAGCACAGCAGAGCTGCTTCGTCTGTGACGGATTATATTGCCGTCATTTGCGACCAGTATCAGGCCACGTTTCCGACTGTTGCTGCAGCTGATATGTCAGCGGACTACGAGATAGCAGCATACGGTTCTATGGCGTACACTATTAACGTACCCTTTCTGCGTATGCCATTGGATAACGTCGTGGGTTCGATGAGGGCGGTGTACAAGTCCAAGTTGAACGGCCCTAACAGACCTAACGCCCCTTCTGAGACGCGAAATCTGTTGACCGGTGTGGTCAAGCGTAACGCCGATCCTAATGTGATTAAGCGCCCGCAAGAAGTGGCTATAGCTAGAGCCATATGGGAGAATTTCTTGGACAAGCGATGTAAGCCTGAGGCGCGGCAGTTACTTGCTGCGTACAAGTCCGAGCCTATACATGTGTCCATGCCTAATGTCGCTAGGTGGGCGATCCGAGTTGGTGCTGACAAAGTAGCCAAGGTTGTAAAGCTATTCGAGGAACATCATGAAATGATGACGGAATACGCGCTCAACGAGTTCTTGCTGCAGTTCAAGGGGAAGGTGAAACCAACTTTGAGTCGTAACGCGCACGCTACTTTCGCGAAATTCCAAACCATTATGCATTACACCACTGAAGTGAACATGTTTTGGTCTGCGATGTTCTCAGATTTGACTGCCCGGTATACCGCGTTGTTGTCTCCTCACGTTCATGTGGGGGTGCGCGGCAATGATATCGACAAGCGTGATCATATTCGGTTGCACCATCCGTGGGGCGATCAAAGATTGATTTACGTACAACTGGATATGAGCGAGTATGACAAATCACAAGAATTGCGAGCTCGCCAGTTTTTTGATATAATGCACTACGAGTTGGGGATGTCGGAAGAATATGTTAACATGTGGTCCGCAGGACAATGCGACAATGTAGCTAGAAGTATGGCACTGGGTATGAAGTTGATAGTTCCGTTACAGATGAAGTCGGGTATTGGGACCACTCTTTGGGGCAACACTGCTTACAGTCAGGCCATAGCCGCGTGGCTGATGCCCAATGTTGTGTATGAACTGGGGCAAGGTGACGATCTCTACGACGTGATTACGGAATCAGACTTTGAAGCGGCTAGTTTGGCGGACAAGGCAGCCGCGGTATTCAATATGCCATTAAAGTTGATATGTCAGCGATTAATGCCGATGCGTACCGGGTACTTCTGCGGGAAATTCGTCGTCTATGACAACATGCGTAAGGAAGTCTTCATGCTGCCGGATCCGATCAAGGCGGTCGAGAGCTTGTCGCGTCCCATTACTGAAGACGAGGCTAAATTTGATGAGATGTACACTTCGTTCGTTGATCGCATGACGGCGTGGAAAGCGGACTTTCCTACCGCTACGTTTGATCATATGGTCAGCCGATGGTATGAGGCACCAGACTTGCGAGCTACATATTTGATAGACGCTCTCCTCACAGCAGGGACTAGCAAGGAGACTTTCAGAACTCTGTGGGAAGAACTCTTAAGTCTTGTCAAGTAAATAAATATTATTGTGTGATTCGTTGTTGTTGCGATTCATTTTTACGGTTGGTATCCTTTCATAAC